GCAACCTTCTATGTAAGCATCCATAATCACATCTTTCTCTTTCTCAAGCATTGCTTGTTCATTCTCAAGCAACATATCTATTGCGAATGCCAATCCGTACTCGTCATTTTTTGACGCTTTCAGTTGGTCAAACATTTCTTGCATCGGTGTTTTCATTTCATTTAAATTTTGTCATCAATCCACTCCCAACCCAAACACAATTTTATCATAGTACGATGAAACCAATTTGGTTTAACGGTAAAATTGAATTGAACACCATACTCCCCTCCCAATCTGTAACCACCTACATAGTTTGGTGTTTGAATAGTAGCCATAGGGACGTAGTTATAGTTATTTGCTATATACTTATTTGTTGATGTTTCTTTTTTCATTTGAATTAGATTTAAAGTGTGCCCTCATTTAACCGCATCAGGCTTCTCGGTTGGTGTTAAAGGTTGTTGTTTCACAATGTGTATTCTATCACAAATTATGCTAAGATTTGTGACTTAAATCGGACATTATCCGAATTACTGTACAAAATATTCCATATCGCGATTCGCGAATCGTGTATCACTTTGGTACGCGTTATATGCGATCGGGTATAATGTGGGCTGTTTAGTCATGTTTTATATCTTATCGCGTATAATCAGGCTGGCTTCCATCATCCTTGATAAACACACCGTCTACTGTCTTCCCGGTACGATCTTTAATCACTTGGTATGCTGTGTTCAGGCAGTGTACTGGATCCAGTCCTAGCTGTTCTGCAAGGATGATCAACGTGACTAATGTGTCACCCATAGCGTCTACCTGCTCGTGCTTGTCGTTACGCACCATTGCCGCAGCCAGTTCGCCTACCTCTTCAATCACCTTCAGGAACTGTTTTGGGGCATTCTCCGGGGCTGTAATGCCTTTCTGGTCTGCCCAGTATAGGACACCCACCTGTAGGGCTTCAAATCTATTATCCATTAGTCTTGAATTTGTTTTTCATTAAATAAAACCTTTAGCTCTGCAAGGTCGTTTACGTCTAGGTTCAAAATTAAATCAATATTCTCCTGAATATGGTTGAACAGATGGTAATTTATGCTGTCAATAGCATTCAATGGCTGCTTAACGTAGTCCTCCAAGTCTTTCTCAAGCATCTTCATCTGCTTCTTGATCTTGTGCCTGTAAAGCTGCGTATCCTTCAGGGAATCCATGGTCTCTAGAGCTAGCTGGAGTATAGCTATAAGCTTTAGCGCGTCTCTGAATCGCTTTGGTACGTCTTGGTTAGTCATTCTCAATTCCATTTTCGTCCAGATCTCTCTGGCACAAGGTTACTATGTCTCTCATTTGCTGTTGTTTTGTTTGTACCCCCGACAGGACTTGAACCTGTAGCCGACAGCTTAGAAGGCTGTTGCTCTATCCATTGAGCTACAGGGGTGAAAAGATGAGCCGCTATACACCACCGGAACTGCCTATCGTATAGCGCTACCAACTTGCTGCTCATCCTAGTCTGAATCCTTCAGAAGCCTATCAATCATCTGAGGATCATGCTTGCGTACAGATCTTAGATTCTGTCGCTCTTGCACCTTTGCCTTCTCGTATACCGTCTTGGAGCAATCTGATCCAAGGTTAGCAAACAACAAAGCATTGGTGTGAAGCACTTCGTCAATGATCGCTTTGCATTTATTACACGTGTGGTACGACATGATTCAATCCTTTTAGTCGTTCTTCGTTAATGGTATCAATGTGATACTCCTCCCGTACACGCTCGTAGAGGTTGTCCCCTAGGCGCTTAGCCACTTTCTTGGTCATGGAGTACACCGCGTCCTCCCATTCCAATTTACTGGAGCACAAGATCCCGGTCACGCCGTGTTCTATCAGCTCCTTGTATGGGCTCACGTTGCTGGCGATGACTGCTGTCTTTGTAAATCCAGCCTCCACTACCTTCAGTGAGCTCTTCATTCTGTTAAACTTGTTGTCTTTTAGTGGCACTAGAGATACGTTCATGCGCTGGTAGAGCGTGCCATACTCCCAGATGCTAAATGGATCAAAGGTCAGGTTGGTCTTCAATAGCCCTTCATAGTCCACGTGACGCATTCTTACCGCTAAGGTGAAGTACTTGTTCCAATCAATGTGCGCAAGCTCTTGTACGTCCTCCATATGCGAGCTGGCTCCGGTGTATCCAAACCATAGATTCTTACCGGTGATCTTTTCTGTGCTCCACTGGTCTTCGTCCGGGTTGATACCGTTGGGAACGATTCTGATCGTTGCTGTTGGGTTCAGCTGTAGCTTGATCTCTTTGGCTAGGATCGGGCTTGGCGTCCAGATCTCGTCCGCAGCACGGACTGTTCTCTTGATCGCGTTTCCGAAACCATCATATCCCTGCCATGCCTTGTAGATAGGGTTGCTCTTGCGCACCTCCCAGTAGTCGTCAAGGTCTACGATCAGCTTAACACCTGCCTCTTTTAGGCGCTGGCGAAATAGTTTCACGCCTTCAATCTTGGCGTAAAGGGTACGAGACACTACGAAGTTGTCTACGTGTTCTAAATTAAAATCCAATAGCTCAAAGGGATCGCTGACTACGTGCAGGTTGATCTGTCCCTTCTCCTTCATGCGGAGGAATGGGACTAGGAGCCTGTGGTAGTTAACCCCGTGAAGCTTTTCAATAAAAATAATGGTCATCCTTTTTTGATTTTTCCTCTACTGCTGTTTTAATTATGTCAAGCTCTAGCCTGACTTTTTTGATCATTTCGTTAAGCTTTAGGCTGACAAAATCAATGTCGGCAACGGGGTTTCCAAGGCTGTCGTGCAGCTCTTCGTAAAGCTCCTCCAATACGCGGGAGGCTCTGGAAGTGCCGCGGAAGTAGCACTCGCTCAGTTCTTTATCAGTCATGGGTAATAGCATCTTTTATAATTTTAACAGTTTCGTCTACTTGACTTTTGTTCTTCGGTAGGAAGAGCATATAGTCACCCATGCCATTTAACTGAAGGTGATGCATAAAAAGCTTCCAACGGATCGGAAAGCTATGCTGAGACGGTACGTATCCTTTCGTCTCAATAATAAACTTATGGGTATGTGATACGAAGTCTGGTGTATAGGTGACTGCCAACACTTTCTTACCCTGCTTATCGGCTAGGCTGCTTGCTTTCGGTGAGCTCTTGTAGTACTTGCCATTGTAGGTCAATGATCCAAGCACTTCAAACTTTTCAGACTCGTACCCAAAGGCTAGTCCTGCATCCTTTAATTGGTTGTAGCAATACTTCTCAAGCGCCGACGAGAACTCTATGCCGCCCACCTTTATCTTTCTGTGGTTGACGGCTCCTTTACTCCTTGTTGTGCGCTTCAGTTTTTTCACTAGAAAATGTTTAAATCAAAGCTAGGGGTAATATCTGAAAGTTGCAAGTTATTTTTTGCCCTTTGTTCCTTAACTGTTAGCGGCACAGGCTTGTAGATCTCATCGCCAACCACTGGGGTGAACCCGGTACGTGATGAATTCATGCGAAGCAGGAACGGATCATCTACCGGTGTAGGCTCACCACCAAGCTCCTGTGTACGAACCTTACGTACGTGAAACTCTGCTGTTGTACGTACATGGTGTTCCGGTGACTGGATTTTCCTGTGAATCGTGACGAATGTATCACAGCGGTTGATCATCTTACCGCCGCCTTCAGTGTCCTCTGCGTATGGAGCAACGGCAAGTCCGTCGTTACCCTTACGGCGCTGGGCTTCTGTCACTGCGTGCATATTCACCCACATGGCTATGTCGTTAGCCTGACCGTACGTTAGGATCTCAGAGATTGCATTGTAGTGGTACTCGTGCGTGCTTAGGGCTGTGTTTCCACTCATGGAAACTTTTAAGCTGTTGTACGGATCAATCAGGAAGCCATCAAGCTTCTGGTTGCGGCGTACCTTCTCGCACATAAGGATCAGATCCTTGTAGCTGTAGATGTCATGGTTGCTGATGATCGTGAAGTTGTCCTGCACCCATTTGAATGCCAGCTTACGCTCCTGATGGGTCATGCTGTCAATCTTTCTGTTCACTAGGAACTCCATCAAGCGTACCTTGATCAGTGCTGTTTTGTTCTCGGCGCTGTAGATCAGCCATTTCCAGTTATGGCGGATGACGCTATTGAGCACCATGTACAGAACGACAGTGGTCTTACCTACGTTACTGTGACCGTTAAAGATCACGAGCTCACGCTTGTAGCGAAAGTATTTGTCCAGCTCAGTGTTTCCTGTGTCTAGACCAACCTGTATCTCCCCGGATACAAAGCGCTCAATCCAGTCGTAGTAATCGTTGTCGGAGCTGACAAAGTCCATGTCCATCTCCTCCAGCTCAATCTCCTTGATTATAGTCTTCTCCCGCTCAATTGTTTCATTGATGGGCATCTGTTTTCCGTGCTCAATGCCATCCCGGATGGTCTTCCGTGCAGAGTCGTCTGAGTCAATATCGCGCTTGGTGATCTCCCGGAATAGTACGCGCACTACTTCGTCTTCTTCCAGTTGACCAACAGCAATATATCCCCCACACAGGACAGCGGCATTCCGCAGGGCGGCGTGCTTTTGTCCATCCTCTGCCTTCTGAATCATCCGGGCGGCAATGGAGAGCTTACGGTAATCTGTGTATTCCTGAGGACGCTGCTTAGCCACTTGGTGCTCAGCTCTCTCAGTAAGTATCCCAGCGAATATCTGGGACTCTTCGTTCAGTACTAGGTCAGGATCATAGCTCTCAAAGCAAGCTCTGGATTCGTTGATACCTGACTGGTCTACCTCCAGACCATATTGCTTCTGGAAGTACGTTGTTAGTCCTCTAAAGTGATCTCTGTGGCGTTCTGGGAACTTAACCTTGACCAGCACCTTGATACCATTGCCTGACGGGCTCACCCACATGGCGTAGGTGTATGGATCTACAGCCACTTGGCTGCGTACATCATCTAGTGATTCAAGGTGATCAAAGTCTAAGACGATGATACCACTGTGCTGGAACAGACCTTCGTCTGTACGTGTTTTAAATTCCCCAGAAAAGAATACAACGGGAAGGTCTAGCTTAGCCTTTTTGTTTCCCTGTCGTACCTGTTCAACTATAGATTTGCTCTTCCCTGATCGGATACGTGCTAGTGCTTGTCCAACCGTTATGTAGTGCAGCTCCTCCGTCTCCTTGATGTTCTGGATCGCCGTCACATTGGCGTTGATTGTTTCTTTCATGTAGTGCGATTTGTAATAGAATTAAATATCCAATCAGGTCTTGGACTGTGTCTTCTGTCTGATCATCTATGCCTCTGTTTTTGATGCGCATGAGCTTGTCATCAATCCGGCTACATAGATTCTCAACAGCATCACCCTTAGCAAATATGTTTGCCGGGCGCAATGCGCTGTCTCCATAGGCTTTGTTTTTCTCAATGAGCAGGTCTACCACGCCCATGCCTATCTGTTTGATTTTGTCTTCGCTAGTCATCGTGTACTGATTGTCCAACTTGTTTCATGTCAATGATCTCGGTCACAAGTATATCTGGTTTCTTTTTGCTCCCGCTCCAGTAGTGATTCGCTATCCATTCTGTCTTGTACTTGTTGATTTCAGACAGCTTTGTATACTTACTCACCAGCCAGATGCGGCGCTCTCCAGTTACCCGATTTGCTTGCCTATACGTGATCTTTACTTGCATATAGTAAATCGGTCTTCCCATAAATAAAGTTTAAGTAGGGGGGCACGAAGCCCCCCATTAATTAAAATGGCAGATCGTTGCCACCTGCGGCTGCTGGAGCAGCTGCTTCACGCAAACGCGGATCAAGGACTTTGCAAATAGCCTTGCCGTTCTTGGTGAACTCAACATTGAAGTTGATCCAACCTTTGTCGTTAGCGTAATTCAATAGATCTTTTGCTTGATCTACTGTGATACCGACGTTGAAACGTACGGTTGGTGACTGCACGTTGCCAATGAGGACGCCGTCGTTTTTGTACTGCTTGTTTTCTTGTTGATAAGCCATGGTACAGGGATTAAGGATTAAACATGATTAAATTTCCCCGAACAGTGCGAAACTGCTCGTGTCCTTCGCCGGGGTATCCAGCCACCGACGAATATTGTTAACTGCGCTGCGGAATTTATCTTCTCCGCTTTGAAGTGTAAGTTCTGATGCTTTGTACACACCACACAAGTGCGGGCTAGACGTATCCTGAACAACCCAGTAGAAGTCTGGCATCTGCTCGTGCTGTGTATATATAAATGCTTGGATATCGTAGTCGTAGCTGCGTACGTCGTAACGGAACCCGTATAGGCTGCGAGTACTCTTAGAGTCCGTGATGAAGTTCTCATTACGAACGTCTAAGTAGCCCCGCACAGGGATGTCATCAATCCAGCCCATGATCTCCTGCTGGACTTTTCCAGTCAGGAAATAACGTACCGGGACAACTTCTCCGGTCACTGGGTTTACGATCTCAGACTCATCTAGTCTGTTGACCATGTTGATCACACGATCCATGTCTTCTTCGGCAACCAATGTTTTGCCTGAAGCTTTAGCCTTAGCTTCTTCTTCCTCGCGCCATTCCTTGTAGACCTTTGTGGATCTTGGGCTCTTGCCTCCGATCTCGTCTAGCTTTGGCTGGTCGTATATCACATGGTAGCGCTCTTCTACTTTCTCAGGCTCAAGGAGCATACAGTCATACAGAGATCCAAACGTCATCGCTGCGCTCTCCTTCTTTAGTAGTCCTTTCATGTAGAGCTCAAACAGCTTCATGTCTTGCTGTCTTCCTCCATCCGCGGCATACTTTAGAGCGCTGTAGCTCAAGTACCCCTTGCCGGTACGTTCTAAAAGCTTATTAGCAAACTCCATTACTTCACGAATTTCAAGATCGCATCCTTCTGCTTCTGTGTCCAGTTGGTTCCGTACTTCTTGATCACAGCCTCGTAGGCACGCTCCCGCGCTTCTTTGTTTGGCTGGTTCTTTACGTACGTAACAGCCTGTCCGAACACATCCGATTCTGGTGCTGGTGCAGCGTACTGTTGCTTATTCACCGCCATGCTCACCTCGTCTGCTGTGGCAATAGAGCTTTCAATACCGATGCCAAGGAATCCTAGTGCACGTCCAACGGCGGACGTCTCACAGTTTTCTACGTAGCTGGTCTTGTTGATCATGCTGGCTGCTTTGTCCTCCTGTGCCATCCCCTGAGCTATGATCACACTGTTTGCATCTGTGATCGTCGCACGTACAACACAGCTGTCGCTGTCTAGGTGAAGAAGTTCTGTTGAAATGCCGAAGCCTTTAAACTCTGGCAGCTGACGGAAGGCTTTTACACGTTCGTTTACTTCAACGTATTGCTTCCCCTTGATGTTCGTCGTCTTGAACTGGTACTGACTCATAATTCCATTCGTATTTAATTAATTCATTCTCGTGATATATGACCTCATGGTTCAGCACAATTTTAGCAAAGTCCTTTGCTGCCTCAAATCCTTCTCCCATGTGGTTACGGGTTTGGATCTGGCGGGCTAGTGCTGACATGATGATCTCTCGGTCTTTACGGTACTTACGCACTTCACGATCTAACGCTTCAATGCGTGCCTGTAAGAATTCTATTGTCGCTGTCATTGTTCTGCTAATTTACGAAATACAAATGGGGTGTGCAAACTTTTTCAATCTTGATTGTGAAGAATGTAAGTCACAAGTTCCTGAATTTCAACAGCAAAGGATACGTTTTCGTACTTGCCATTAAAGTAATCTAGGTGATGTTCTCTTTTGAACACTGCCCACGTACCGCGATACGGGCTGTAGTGGAACAGATAATCCTGAAGTATTTCCATGTTATTTAGAATGATTCTAGTTAGCTTAATGCTCGGTTGAGCTGATCAAAAGTGTACTCCGTCTCTTCGTTGATCCATTCCTTGAACTCCTCTACGTGAGCTGCCGGGACGATAATGTCGCAGCCCATGCTGAAGACATTTGATGTCGGAGCGATAACGATGTACACAGGGCATGGTGGGAACATATCACCTTCGTAAAGTTCTTCGGTGAAGTAGTTGATAGCGTGCTTGTGCGGCACATCTTCAAACAGACCGGTAACCCACCCAGTCAAAACTGTCTCATACCCAGAAGCCGGAGTAACATCTGTATGACCACGTTGACCGTAGGATACCCAAGTAGCATCATCAATGCAGTCCGGGCTGGTGTGATCGTAGTCTCCGTACTCAGCGTCCATAGTAATACCAAGCTCAGGGCTGTAGTATGACTTTGTTGTCTCGCCTTGAAATGATCGTGTGATCGTTATAGGGCTCTGCCAGATGCTTTGTTCGCAGCTTTCGCAGTAGGGGTTTCCGTCTTTGTCGTGCGTGTAGATCTCATCTTCTTCGTAGTGGTCTTCACAGCTGTGGCATTTGATCATCGTTGTTTCCATGATTTAAATAAATAAAGATTCGTCGTTGCTTGTTAGGTCTTCAATACTTGTGTCGTACTTCTCCAGTATGGCTGTTACTTCTTCAACTGGGATTTTTGGGGCGTAGGAGATTGCGAGCTCCTCTAGTTCGTCATGGAGATCGGGCAGCAAATAGGCTGCCGACCCCATGAGCGAAATCATTTCAGGTAATGTGTACCAGCCCTGACTCATTACATTTCAATTTTGAAGTAGTAAGTCTTGCCAGCTTTGAGTTCTGCATGGAAGCGGTGCTTAGCCACTTCAATAGCTTTCTCAGACCGTACGAGCTTTAGCTCTTTAAATGTTTCAGAGATCATCTTGTTTGACGCTCCTAAGCGGATCATTGCTACCAACAGCATACGCTGTTCTTCTGTCCACTTCTTGCCTCCCGTGTAGGCACGACGGGTTTTTGGCTTCTGCTGTTTTACGAATAGTCCGGTAATGAAGGACTTGGAAAGGATGTTTGCCATGATTGATTTTTATTTAATTAAACTACCACGCGAGCATGGCAAGCCCGCGATCAAACTCTTGGAATTCTTCAAACGTAACAGAACGAAAGCTGTCTTCGTTAGGCACAAGAACAACATTGTTCTTGAAGCGTGCCACATCTTCAAAGGAGTAAGCTACTCCATCACGATCCCGGAGGTGAGCTCCGAATGCTTTAGCGCGAGATATAGCGCTCTTCTTGCTGTTGGCAAAGACATGGTTGCCTCCGCCGCCGACCCATGAGAACACGTAGCACGCGTCTCCGTTATGGTTTCTATATCTTGGTTTAGCCATGGTATTAAAATAAACTTTTGTGGTACTTAGCGTATAACTGGTTGACTTCATCCTCCAGCCCGCTCTTGGTTAGCTCCTCCATCTTTTGGTTGATGGCTGTGCGCTGCTCTGAGCCGCGGCGGTAGTAGCGAGGATCTTCGCTCATCATGTAGTACCAGTCATGGGTACGTAACATCTGCTCTAGTTGATTCAATTCTTCCATGATTACTTATTTATGATTGCAATGAATTCGTATGACGTGTATAGGCTTGCAACGTATGGTACGTTTCCTCTGAAGTAAATACTGCGGCTTGGCGTCTTCTTGATGTACTTCTTCAAAGCATCAAGCTTGCTTGTTCCGGTGATGCGCTCTGGCTCGGTACGTCCCTTGCGCTCAATGATCAGATAGTTCTTCATGTCTCGTGTTGTTTTGATATTGCTAAACTACGAAGACTATTTGGATTGCGCAATACTTATCCACAAAAAAAATTCAAAAAAGTTGTAAGTCGCTGATTGTCAGAGAGAAAAATTTTATTTAAACCAAGGTTTTGCACAATAAATGTTAATACGTAACTTGGCAGGCTCAATTTAATACGTATGTACATGACACTATCAGAAGAGAAGAGATTGATAAAGACTGTGAACGAGTACTTCTCAGTAGACATCACAAGCAATAAGCGCCAGCGTGAGCTCGTAGATATCAAGCACGCATTCCGCTACAACATGAGAAAGCTTGGCTACAGGTTTGCAGACATCGGGCGTATGCTAGACTGTAATCACGCAACCGTAGTGCATTCGGTGACAGCTTCAAAGAATCTAATTGAAACGGACAGGTCTTTTGAAACGCTCTCAAACATCATGGGAGACGTTATAAAGGACTTTCATGCCGCAAACAAGCTGCTTAGCCGGGTGAACGAGAACATCGCTAAGAAGTCAATTACGATGCTGTTCTGTGATCTTCTGGATCGCTCGTCAGAGTTTATAGATCACGAAGAAGTAGTCAGTTGGCTTGACCGGGCTGGAATAGAAGAGTTTGAATTCCACAACATCGTGGAAGTAACGAAAGGGGTTTAGCGCCCCTTTTTCTTTTTATGTCTGTTTGGGCATTGCGCATACTGGCACGACCCATCACACTCCTTAGGCTCTACCTCACAGTAAGTTTTAGATAAGTGCTCTTTTTGTGATAATGACTGCAATACTAACTAGTAATAATGTGATGAGTCCCCAAAAGGTAAATCTTTGAACTCGCTGTAATCTAGTTTCCCCAGCAACCAGTTGAGGCACAGTAACAGTAACAGTCCGAACAATCGTATCAGATTCACAACCGCCATCTATTAAAAGGGTGTCGTAGGAGCGAATAACTTTTACTCGGAATCTGTCCTTTATCAGTTCTACCGTATCCGTTTGCGATGTGATGACCGTATCCCTGACAACAATCGGTTCGGTCACAACCGTGTCCGTGACAGTCAATGTCCGCTCCTTGATGATCGTTGGATCTTTTTTTACGGCTCTTGATAGATGCCATTCGGCTGAGCATCCAGAAAGTAATAGGGTAACAAAAAGCAGGGTGAGGCATCTCATAAAGACTTTAGCATTTGAATCATTTCAGGCTGCGGGAAGATGTCAATCTTGTCCTTGCGTACGCTGTTATGCGTATATACCCCTGAGACGCCTTTTAAAGCGTTTACAGAGACGTTCCACATATCTTCCTCCCGGTAGTCCAGCGGGATGCCGTAAACGTCATTCCAGTAGCGTAATAGGTTTTCTACGCTTCTGATCTGTTCGTCGGTATATCTATGGAAGTGCGTGTATCTTTTATACGGATCCTCCAGCGTGCACACATCTTCTTTAGCGACCTCACGGTTCACGTAGTTGTAGAACTTGCCGTTCTTTTCTTCAAGCTGTCCCCATGCACAGATCTCTACACCAATGCTGATCTTGTCAAGGGCAATGTACGGTACGTCATAAGCCTTGAAGATCTCTTGCTTAGCGCCAAGATGATATGCCCAGTACTTGGAAATGAAGCCCTGTACAATACGACCATCTCCCTCCGGGGCTCCCTTACCGCTAATG